GGCAGTTTTGGAGTCGTGCGCTCAAACCCAATTACCTCGCTTCGGGGCGCCAGGGTGGGTACTCCCATGACTGGAGATCCACCCCGGGTTGGACATCCCTACCAACAAGTGAGGGATTGTACTGTCCAGCGAGACGTTCGAGCTCGACCTGTCTGGCCGGGCTAATGCCCCAGGCCCGGTGGAACGAATTCCGGGTCTGGGGTTTGACTGCCATCTCTAGCAATCTGCGCCAGTCCTTTGGCAGAGTGTTCTGCAGCCTGTATATGTCGGCAATAGCAGCAATGGAGATTGGTGATCGACGTTTCTGTCGTCTCGACATTCCTGCCAGCACCTTACGGGCCACGCCACAAAATAGGGCCTGGAGGACTGGTGTACCGCGATTCTGCGAAGCCTCGCCTACGCACACTGAGTACAGGTGCTTCTGGCGTCTCTTGGGGGCTATCATCTTGTGGCTCACGAAGGTCTTGGAGAGTACTTTGGTCGGATTACGCACCATCTGGTAGGACCCTTGGATCCACACCGGACGGGATTGACAGAAATCCACTTCCTCTATCACGTTTGTGACCTGTTCGATTGCCATTCGAAAGCCCAGAGGGGTGAAAAACGCATCGATCAATTGTTCGTCGATTTTCTCACTAAGGCGGATCACTGAGTCGTCGCCATCGCAGAGAATTGCGTATTTCACCCCAAGGGAGCGGCAAAATGCCGCCAGCATGCAGACCATGATGATGCAGTTTCCGGCAGCTGTGTTTGCGTCGCCGGACATCCGCTCGCCACGGACGGTGTAGGAGAGTTTTCCATCCCCCATCTTTAGTCCGCCCTTGTTGAGCAGTTGCCAGCGAAGCAGGTTCCGAAGGTGTTTCCCGCCTGCGCAGGTCTTCCTCCAGAAACGGTGCTCCATCTTCAGCATCTCCCGATGCACGTGCGCGTCGAACCGGTGAGCATCCAGGCAGTAGAACCACCCACCAGGGATGTCCTGCTCCATTTCAGCTATACGATTGCCGCGCTGTCTCGGGGTCATGTTCTTGGCGATCACCCTCCCTCGACCGAAACCCAAGACGTCCGCCACTCCGTAGAGGGCTTCTTCTGAACGCTTGATGTGACGCATGAGGTCTAATGTGAACTTCCGGTCTCGGAATTGGATCGCTCGCGGTGCCGGATTGGGTTTTGAGGGCTTAACGTTGACTCCCTCCACTTTATCGAACATCTTTATCCGGCTATCTGTCCGATGTGCCACCATACCTTGATTTGCCAGTAGAGCAAGCGCAAACATGTACGCCCGCCTCTTGGATGGTGGGAGCCGAAGGAGAACGGCAGCATATGTCAGCATGGGATGACGCCCAACTGCAGCTGCCAATCGATCAATCATCGGCTGTATGTGTCTGTGAATAGCTG